AGCGAGAAATAATAATCTTTCTGGAGATGACTCTTCTTTGTCATCATCTACAGGATTAAGAATAACATTGCTTACGCTAGTTACGGAAGAAAAATATTGATCTAATAATGAATCGCTACTAACGTATTCATTTTTATAGCTAATTAGTGTTTCAATTTTTTGTTTTTTCGTAGCCATGATTTAGGTATGGTTCCTTCTGCCCATATAAATCCATGTCTATCGCACCAATCGCCATAAGTTGTTTTGGATTTTTTGTTTATCTTATTCCTCGCATTTTGAAAAACAAATCTAATGTCTATGTTAGGATGTTGTTGTTTAAATAGTAAATGTTTACCTCTATCTGAGGGTTTGAAGTATCCCTTATATTCAACAAAGAAATTATAATCAGCAATAAAAAAATCTGGATAATAATGTTTAGTAATAACATAAGGAATACTAAAATTTTCGTATTCAAATTTAATAGAATTTGTTTCAAGGTACTCTGCAAAAAACTGTTCTGCTTTACTTCTGTAGTTATTCATTTATAAAGGCACTTCTTCTACTTTAGGTTCTTTCTCTACTTTTGTAAAGAACTTAGGACCATTTGAATATACAAACTTTCGTAATCCTTTACCTTCGTTTGCATCCTTCCAGCAGTCATCTTTGTAGTCGCAGTACATACAGCCAATAGCCAACACTCTGTTTCCTGACTGCCCTTCTGGTTTGTCTTCGTAGCATCTCTCTGGTGGAGTATCGTTTTTAATAACAGAACGTACATGAGATAGTCTTTCTTTGAAGTCTATCATTTCAAGACTATCAAGAGTTAGAACATGAATATGTCCTGTTACTTTATTAGCTACGATCCAAGCCGCTTCATCTTCTCCATCTGCATATCCTGATAACTGAGCAACATAGCCAAATGGATCGTCTGTAAAAATAGCGCCACTAAGAAATTTATTGAATGAATGTGGAGAGGCAGATTTATAATCAACAACAACACCATTAACTCGACCATCGGTATGTCCTTTAGCTCCATCAATGTTTATCTCTTTTTGTTGATCAGTTACCTCGTATCCAGCAGTCTTGATTAACAGAACGAGAAGCTGTTCAATCAAGTCACCATACATAAACTTAATACGAGTTGAAAGATGTAGCTCCTCTGCAATCTCAGGCTTGTTGTTAATGTACCACAACATCCTGTCAGGCTTTCCTATACTGGAAAATCTAATTGCCTCTTCTGGAGCTACATCTCTCGTTTCAAACGACTTACGAATAACGGAAGAGACATCATCAGTAAACTGTTTCAAATCCTTCTCAGAAGGTTGCTTACCTTCTTTGAATATTCTTCCAATATCTGAAACTAGATTATCAAGTTTACCCATTACGATAATGCCCCTTCCGTATTCTCTTAGTCAAACTCTAAAGTATCTTCGACAGAATCTACTTTCTGAGCTACATTAGGAGTAGATGAAACGTACCCATCTTCCTCTTCAAACTCGTCCTTACGAGCATACTCTACAAGTTCAATGACTTGTACATCCTTTAATACGCCACGTACTCCGGTACGATTAGCATACTTCCATTCCTTTGGATAGAAGGATACTTTAACGATAGAACCGTTGCCAATTAGTGTACCGGAAATATCGTTCTTCTTAGCATCAAGAACACGAGGCTTTGGAAGCTCTTGTCCATTGGATAAGAACTGGTCCTTTTGAAAAGTAACGAAGTCTCCACGATCATCGTCCTTGTTCTTTACAGGAATACCAAGTTCCTTCATTTGCTTAATACCTTCCTTGTCTAGTTGAAGATCAATAGACCAGCGAGGTTTAGAAGGATCAAATGCATTTACTGCACGATCAAGTTTAGCCCAGTGTGATTTGCCTTTTACAACAGCCATAGTTCATTTACTCCTATATGAATGATAAAGTTGTTAGATTACGTTTGATAGATTTTCTAGTGGTTCCGATACGAGACTGTATCGGGTATAAGACTTACCATCTTCTGTATAGTTAGTCTTTGTATGAATGTCAAACCCTTTTCTACGAAGGTCTGAAATAGTGGCGGTGAGATTCTCGCACCAGCCATTCTCAATAGCAGTCTTACGAGTAACTCGCATACGCTTACGTAAAGCTGTCAGTAGTCGGTCTTCATTAGTACGCATAATCATAATATCTCCTTTGGTTTAATGCGTTTCTGCCCATGTATAGCCTATTTTAAAATCACTGTCAAGTGGACAATTTAAATTTAAAACAGACTCCACATTCTTCATTGCCGTCTTTGTTACCTCTCCAAGAATGTCAGCTTGATCCTTATGAACCTCAAACTGAATTTCATCATGAATGTTTGCAACAGGTCTGGCATCTATTTTTAGTCTATACACTTCTTTCATAATTTGGATCAACCATTCTTTACAAACGATTGCTCCACCACCTTGAATTAACACATTCAGAGCGGCATGTAAACTACGAACTTGAAGATACCTACCATCCAAGCCTCGCAGCCTTCCCGTCCTTGTAGCACAGTCGTTCACGCTTGTCAACACTCTGTTGAGCGACGGTACGTTGGAGAGAAACTTATCTCTGATCAGCTTTCCTTTGGCTTTAGATTGTCCAATGATACTAGCAATCTTAGCTGGACCAGCACCATAGATCAGAGCATAGATAAATGTTTTTGCTTGGTCACGGGTTTCCAATCCAGCCATTCTTTGATTAGCTGTATGAATATCACCGTGTAGAATTTCTTTTATGTAATCTTCATCCTTCATGTAGTGAGCTAGAATACGAAGTTCAAGTTGAGAAGCATCACAACCAAGTAATCTGTAATCTTTTTTGTTTTCCACAGTCCAGCAAGTTCTGCATTCCTTTCCATAAGGAGAGTATGAAGCAGGAGTTTGAGCAACGTTAGGATCATTGTGACTGCATCTAGTTGATACAGTACCAAGTGTCATAACTCTACCATGTACTCTTGATGTAACAGGATCACAGAACTTAATCCAAGACTTGACTTGAGCTACACGTTTTTGAAGCAAAAGGTATTCTTTAATTGCTTGAGCCTCTGGTATATCAACAGATTCAAGAACAGTTTCATTTACAATGATATGTCCTTTCTCTGTTTTTTCCTTTGGCTTCCATCCTTTTTCTATCAAACGTTCTGCTATCTGTTGTCTTGATCCAGGATTAAACGGTATTTCTTTTGTCTTCAACTTACCAGGAACAACGTTCTTAACGCCACTGTCTAGTGCTTCCTTTTTGGTTTTCCAAAGATTACCGTTATCATCTTCCCACCAATAACTATTCATTTCAATAATAGTTGGAGGAAAGATTTTCTGTAGATTACGTTCAATCTCAAGATACTTGTCTGTTAGAATTGCTAGAAACTCAGTAGCGTAAGGTAGATCAAAGTAGAAACCAGTACGCTCTTGTTGATCCATCAGATAACGAAACCTATGTTCACGTAGAACACAATCATCTGAATACTTCTTCATCTTGTCTGTTATGAGAAGATCAAAAACTTTGTACGTAAGATCAACATCCCGAATACAATACTCAACCATTTCTTCAGATAGATGCGTAAATGATGGTTGATCCATCTTTGGAAAATTTAGTCGTGTTCCCCAAGATGCTAGAGAGTGTCCTGTCTCAATCAATGGAAAACGTAGTTGAGATAATAACAGAGTATCTAGAGTTTTAGAGATTGGGTGTTTGTATTTAAGAAGCTTTGAAAGAACTGGTAGATCATAGCTTAGAATGTTATGACCAACCAGAACTGTATCGGTATTTACGTATTCAAGAAACTCCTTATAACACTCGTCACCACGAAACACGGTCGTTGTTTTTGATGGGTACTCTTTGCAAACGATGCAAAAAATTGTTGATACGGTATCTAGAAGACCATCAGTTTCAATATCAAATACAACAACCCTTCTATCTTTAATCAAATTCTCTATCATCGTGAAGTTCTCCTAGACCATCTACATTCTCTGGAATACTACTATCATCAATTGGCACCTCTGTCAAACGCCCATTGTTCTTGTTCCATAGAAGCATAGTTACTGGTCCTGTTTCACCGGAGAAACGGTTCTTCAAAATACGAATTAGAGTACGGCTACGTTCCTGTTCACTTACCGCTTGGTTGTTACGTTCAAGTGCGAAGATCATGTCAGGCAATTGTGCTAGACTATGGCTTCCTCGTAGCTCCTTGAGGCTTACAGATGCGCCTTCTTCATGCCCTGTACCGCTAGGTCTGCTAAGATGACAGACAACCATGAGATGGATATTCAACTCCTGTACAAGTGTACGGAGCTTCAACATAGCCGTATCAATTGCTTTACGTTCATCACCTAAATCATATACAACAATTGAAATATGATCTAGAATAATGTACTTACAGTCTAGTCCCTTTGCCATATATCTAATACGGCTAAGTAGATTATCTAAACTTGTCGAACCAAAGTGGTTCCAGAACACAGCATTCTCTAGTCTGTTCATATCTTCATATGCTTGTTTACGATCTTCCTGTGTCCAAACGTTTTGCTCAGATGCTGGTATATGAAACTTCTTATCAGCTTCAATAGATAGAATACCATCACTAGTCTTACGTACAGACTCTTCAAGAAACAAGCAGCCTACTTTTTCATTAGCAGTCTTCATTAGATAATGTGCAAGTTCACGCATAACACTTGACTTACCAATACCGCTACCGGCTGTAACAAGAACAAGCTCACCTCTACGCATACCATAGGTCATGCTATTCAAACTGTTCCAAGGATACGGATAGCTTTCAATCTTCTCCTCAGAGAATAGAATCTTTTCAATATCAGGTCCACATAGAATACCTTCTGGTGTATAGGTTCTAGCATTCCAAAAGTCCTGTACAAACTTTTGTGTCTGTCCATGCATCAGATATTCACAGGCATCCTTCTTTGATAGATGCATGATCTTACAACGCCCAGGCTCAAGAAGATTAGCTATTTCTCTTGTTGCCTTTATTCCAGGCTCATCATTATCGAAACAAAGTACGACATGTTGGAATGATTCTAGATAATCTAGATTGTACTTAATTTCATTAAGAGCAGATGCTGCTCCATTTCGTATAGAGATGACAGGCCATTTACTACCCATCATTTGATAAGCAGCAAGGCAATCAAGTTCTCCTTCTGTAATTGTAATAAACTTACCACCTTCCGAGAAAAGATGTTGACCAAACAGCCCTGTCTTTTTGTGCTTCTCTCCTTCTGAAAAGAACTCTTTTGTATCTACAATTCTAATCTTGTTTACAATGTGTTCCTTTGTGTCCTTGTCGTAGTAAGGATAAACATGACAGGCTTTTCCATTGGTTGTTCCTTGTTTTACTCCATACTTTCTACAAGTATCTTCATCAATCTTACGATCAATGATTGGAGAGAAGTTTAAACGATCAGAGTTAAATTGTTGTTGAACAGTAGCCATAGGTTTAAAGGTTCCTTTTTCAATGTAGGTTACTGGAATTGAATGATCTACTTCTCCTGTAGATTTTAGATGTCTATGTGCTTTACAGGAAAAGCAGTAAGTATTTTTAGGGTAGTACGCTAAGGCGTCACTGCTTCCACAGTCAGGACATGGTTGGTGAGACTTCACTATTTCTGATGACATTGTATTGCATAGCCTCTTCAATTGTTTCATGCATGTCGGATTGTTCTACAAAGAACCCGTATTTTCCAATACGTTTGTGCATTCTAGGTTTTTGATTTAATGATACAAACTCTTCACGAGTTATAAATAAATCATTCTTATATTTTGGAAAGCTACCAATAATAAGAACATATACATCAGCGATAAACTTCATTGGGTTACCAT